CAATCACAAAACACAATTGACCTCAATAGAAACCAGAGACAGAAGAAGGCAAAAGTGCTTTAACAGCGCTATGCAGGTTGTTAGCGACATCAACAGCTGAGCCATCTCTAAAGCTACCAACGATGCGTGAAATTACACTTTTGTGGTGCGAGTTGCTCATGACTGTGGTGCAGCGAACATTGCGCAGATACTCGATGCATTCATCATACACCTTCGCAGGAATATCCGCGTAGTCCTGTTTAACAGCACGCGAAACACAAGTATACGCGTAGATTGTACAAACTTTCAAAATAAGGGGACTCTTGCCGCCGGTCGCATCATCATGCTGACCAGAGACGACGATTGATGAATAACCAAATTTATTGGAATCGGCCGCCGTCTTCAAATTGCGAGAGTCCATGTCATGAGGAATCCAAAACCCGTAAGCGCCATTGCGGAGCTTTCCATTGTAGGAATTCTCAACGCGATTGACGAGATGAGCGGGTTTATGAGCGCCGCCATTTGCCTGCGGTGTGAACATCTCATACTCAACGGAATCACCTTGAAGCAAAGCCATGGTGATCGATCCACCATCCTCAGTTGCGTTAGCCACACACTCAGCCCACACCGACATGCTCAATGGCCTAACAGAGCGGATAAACCCACCCATGCCGGGACCAACCGGAGCAATTGTGATGTCGGCCCGATATGTGGCCGGAGCACCAACGTTGGTCTTTTCCATGCGGACAAAGACACGATTGTAAGCGACGAACACGGCGGAACAGTACGTGCTTGTTGGCGACGTCATGAAGCCTGCGATGTAATCAGCATCCGTGCCACCAACCGCAGGGTTGGTGCAGGTACGATCAACATACGCATGCACATTGACGGTCGAACCCAAGGTGGTACTAAAGGAGTTCCACCGGAGCATCTCGCCGGGCTCAAGCGCAAAAGAGCCACTAGAAGGGTCATACCGCGTTTCGCCAATACTGTCGGATTCAGTGGCGGCCGTGCCAAGCCAATTAAATTGGTCAGCCGTGCCGCCCTGAACCCAATGACCGGCATAGGTCGTTGCGCCAATTAAATGTTCCGCAGCATCATCGAGCGCATATGAAGCGTCCCAGGAAGACGGCTGCGACCAGTCCACTGTGCCATAATCAACATCAGCCGCAAGGGCAATTTTGAAGCGATTAGGAGGCATGGTGAAACCGACAATGTTTTGCTCGCCGGCACCCAATTTCGGCTGAATAACCGCCGAAAAGGCACCAGGATTGCCGGATGCACCAGTCGCAGTCGTAACCGGAACACTCATAAAGCTCTTGATGAGAGCGGTTTTGACGTCAGCGCCTGTTTGCGCGATACGAATGGGATCACTATTGGTTGGATCCATAATGAAAGCCAGGACTTGACGATGCTGGGCAGTGAAATGACGCGGCATGCGGTGCTGCACCGCCAGCGAAGGTGCAGAGAACGCTTCGGCAGACTGTTGCAACCGCGCTGCCAATTGCGCCTCTGAAATACCTTGCCGGCGGGCGCGCCGCTCAATGCGCCGAACATTTTCACTGCGAGCGCCTAAAGCCTTTTTGTTACGTGGACTCATGGTTAAAGAAAGTAGTAAATGGTGTTTTTACTTGTGATGCCCTGATCAAGCGGGATTTTAGCAAAGCTCCCCACCCGCTATATGGCCGAGCTACCATCCATAGTCAACCTTCGCCAAGCGAAGGAAGACCGGATGGCAGACCATGACCGGAAATTGACTAACAGAGGTGATCAGCTCCTCTGCAGCCAGAACGTCTTCTTGAGTCAATCCATAGCGCATATGGATCTTGCGGAGCAACTCGGCTCGAGAGATAACTCCCTCGTCAACAATAGGCCGATGCTGCTCTGTCTTCAGCTTGACCAGGTTGCCTTTCCGTTTTAACCGCTGCAAAAAACAACCAAGAACAGGATAGTCAGCTGGAATCTCTCCCGGACTGCAACCCAATGAATAGGCCACGTCCTCAAGTTTCTCCGCGATTAAACGCGGAGGGCGCAAAGTTTTACCAAGCTTGACAACAAGACTTGGCAAGGGTAACCAGTCACCGTCATGACCAAACCACCCTTTGAGAAATGTCATGTTAGAATAATCAACAAAGACCATTTTTAAACGCATGCCAAAAGCATCAAAGACAAAGGACACAAACTCATCCCTCTGCTTAACGGGATCTTTCCATTTAAAACGGCGCAATGACCACGCCATGAACGTCAATCCCTGCAGAGTGTTATCAAGTGTTGTATTAGGCCCGCCGGTGGCACGCGACCACTCACGGCGAGCTAACACAGACCAGTTGTAATCTTTGCCACGTTTCGCCTTCGAGGCCATGCCCGTGTACGTACCCATAAGAACGCTAGCAACGAACGGATCTGCGCCCATCCTGGTATGACGCATGCGTTCGGCTTTAGCAGCATCCTTACCTTGCGTAAAGTCATACTTGGTCATGTCGCCCTCAGCCCAGTAACCACCGAGCCGTTTAGGAAAGCGAAGAATATTGTCA